ATCCGTCATAACTATCTTTATCCTTACTACTCTTGTTGCTAACCCATCATACTCTGATGATGTGACTATCAATCTTAATCTTAGCACACCTTATGTGGATGTGCCATTTACTGTAACCGAACCAGTAGATGCTACTATCTCAACTGTTACTGGTACCCCACAAACCAATCCTGGGTTCATTGATTCTTGGATTGAACTATGGCAAGGTTTAAATAAACTTCGTGCAGATGATGATGGTGCACATAGTGCTAGCAATGTGTTAGCATCCATTATCACTATGCCTTTAGTTGCTGGTGAATATTTTATTCGTGCAACATCTTTTGCTTATATAGCCAGTGGTGCTACACAGTTTCCCACTGGTTCTTATTTGTTGTCTACGAATTTAACAGTAGCCATACCTGAGCCAAGCCCATCACCAACAGTGACAGAGCCGACACCAGAGCCAAGCCCTTCGCTAACTGAAAGTCCGACACCTAGTCCAACCCCAGTTCCGTCTTCATCACAGACAACCGATGAGCCAACTCCTGAGCCTTCTTCTCCTTCTCCGTCACCGACTGATACTCCTCAGCCATCAACATCTCCAGAGGTTCCAGTTGGTCCAGTTCCAGAGCCAAACGTGCCAGACCCTGTAGTTTTATTAGAGTCTTCAACGCCTGGCCCATCTCCCCTTCCAAGTGTTCAAGATACTTTAGAAGTAATTGTTGATTCGTCACCTAGTTCTTTCCCTTCTTCTTTACCTTCTTTTGAAAACGTTCCTGAAGAGATTTTTGCCACAGATGAAACTGAATCTGTCCTTGAATTTCTTCCAGAGTTTTCACTAGAAGCATTGCAAGAAACGTTCCAAGAAATATCTGAAACCATAACTGCTGCATTATCTACCGTATCCAATCTTGGGTCTGAGTTCACACCTGAAGAACGCGAACAGGCTCAACAGGTAGTACTTGCTGCAGTAATTGTAACACAACTATCTACCTCTACAAGGAGAATAAAGTAATGAGAATCGCCAAATTTATTTGGAAACACCTGGACGCCTGGGCTGGGGAAGCCTTTACTTTGGCTGGGCTTTTGATAGCATGGGTGGTACTCCCACCAGGGGATACCAGGAACATTGTAGGAATAGTTTGTGTTGGGGCACTTGCTGTTTGGACTTTGTTTAAGGTTACTTTAGAGAAAGATGAAGATGCCTAAGATTTATGGACCTTATAAGGGTTCTAAGCAGAATAAAGGTAGACCGATTTACGTTGTTAAGACTAAGAAGAAAACAACTTCTGTCAACAAAGCCCGAAAGGACTATGAGGACAGGAACGGTAAACTTCCTAGGCATATTGATGTTGACCATAAGGACAATAATCATAAGAATGATTCTAAGAGGAATCTTAGAACGTTGCCTCATGGTAAGAATACTGCTAAGGAGAACAAGCGCAGGGCTAGGAAAAAGAAGTAACGCCTGTTTTGTTCCTTGAACCAAGGAGATAGATGCTAGTTGAAGCATTAACTCTACTTGTCTTGCGGGCACCATATAAAGATATGGGTCCTACATCTACTCAGTGGCAAACGTTGAGGATGTGTGAGTCAAGTAATAGAACGAATGCTGTTTCTAGAACTGGTAAGTACCGTGGTCTTTATCAGTTTGATTTACCCACTTGGGAATCTGTTGGTGGTGTAGGAGACCCTGCTAAGGCAACAAGGGCTGAACAACATAAGAGGGCAATGATATTGCACTCTAAGCGTGGTTGGAAACCTTGGCCTGAATGTGGCAAACTTGCCGCAAAAATTGAATAAAGTATTATAAGGAAAAGAGACCGTGTAGCCCCAACTACACGGTCTCTTTTTTTTGTTTATAGGTTACTGATACGTTTCTTTTATTACTTGTTCTCTTGATTTGTTTGCATAGTTTAACCAATGTGATTTAAATGATTCGTTGCGAGTTTTTTTTTCTTTATCAAACTCTTCACCATTTAGTTTACTGATTTCACTTGGCATGAAATAAGAAAAGTATAAGGGTATCTTTTGGGAAACAATTCTATTAGTGTTCCAGAAAGGATAAGGTTTCTTATCTATTGTCTTTTCCAATTCTCTACAGGGTTAAGTAGGTCTTTGTGAATCATTCTACCATACTGCATCTGTGTTCCTTTTTCCCAACCTTCTTGGGCTGGTATCCATCCAAGTATTTCTACTTCACGGAACTCTTTAGGTACTGGTATCACACCAAAGATTATTAGGTTTTCTTTTTTTAAATCTTTTTCTCTAACAGCAGGACCATCTTGTGTTCTAACTCTACGAACTTCAATGTTAGTACCAACATCTGCTAAGTCTTTATACTTTGCGTGGTCTGCACCTTTCCAAATACTGGCTGACCAGTACTCGTTGATGGCTTTGGCTACTGCTAGTTCACCTATTGCTGCAGCAACTTGTGCAGTCCTGTTATCTTCCATCTTCTTAGGGTCATAGTGTGGTGCATCAGGTTTACCCCAGTTGTTTGTGTATCTTCTGATACCGATAGTACTTGCGTATTCGTATTCCCATGATTCTAATTTAATTATCATTACTCTCCAAGTTGTTATCGTCTTCTTCGGGTAAACAATTCCAACAAAATCCGTCATACATTCCTTCTTCTTCTTGACAAAGGGTGCAAGGTGGGAACGGTTCTCTATCTAATGGTGTTGCTGGGGTTATTAACGAACCACATTGTCTGCATTCGGCGTCTTCTAATGCATATGCCGAAGGCATGTATCCAATTTCGTCAAAGAAAACTGACATACGAAACCAATTACTACCACAATTTGGGCAGGTTGGTGTTGGTATACCACGGTAGTCGTACTGTTGTTTATTATGCTGTTTTTTCGCCACTGTCGGGCTTCCTGTAGTCGTTGTCAACGAAGGGTCTAGGTCCACCTAGTTCATCTATGAGTGCTTTCATAGCCCTGTCGACTCGTTTACGTGCAGCATCAGCACTTATTTTCAACTCATTACCAACATCTTCTAGAGATGTGGATAAGGAACCGAACCTAAGTCTTAAAACATTCTGATGACGTTCTGGTATTGCTTCGTATGCTTGAGATATGTCTGCTCTTACAGCCAACCAAGTGTTGCCTTCTGCTACTACGTTTCTGTCAGGCTTGTAGTTAACATCGTTAACACCTAGTGGAATAAAATATGAATCAGTTAAAATGTATGGAAGAAATTCTTCTATAATTTGTGGTTCATAATAGAATAAGTCTTGCACTTCGTAGCCCACTACTTTGGCTTTTTCTTTTGTGCAATACTTTTGTGCAGCATTTCGTAGTGAACGATTGATTAACTTGTTTCTGTCTTTTTCTGAATGGTTAGTTTCCCATTCGTTTAACTTATTAGTATGTGTTATAAACCATACCCATAGTTCTTGTTTGATGTCATCAATGTCTAACATTCTGTAACGTTTACTGTAATCATTAGAAATGTAGGACACTAGACCACCGTAGTTGTCTAAGTAATGTTGCACTATCTATGTCCCTTTATGGGTTTTGATTTTAGTCTTCCTGACTAGGAACTCCATGCCATTTGCCGCGGAGTACCATAAGGGCAATTGCTGAATAGTTTAACAGGTCTATGAATGAATCTTCGATAGGCTCATTCTTTGGCGTGTCTTTTGTTTCATATATTAGGTGATTAAGTCTGGCTATCTTGTCATGCATGCGTACAAGAAGCCCATTTAAAGCCCCTCCAGGGGCACTAGCAATGTTTTTAGGACCGTAATCTAGTTGCTTTTTGACCAACAATTCCCATGCCTCATTGTACACAGCAACAGAATCGAACTTGAAGTTCTCAATATCATAATCCATTCATAAACTCCTTGAGGTCATTGTCAAAATCTGCTGTTGATATGAGGGTGACGTATTCTTGCATCCTCTCATTGGCTTCCTTGGTGCTACCTGCCTGCACCCATGAACCAATGATGTCTAACATCACCAATGCTTCTTCTTGTTTACCTTCTTTAACTGTGTAATAAATATCAGCAAGCATTCTGAATATTGGTATCGGACCTGTTGTTGAATTAAGTTGTGCTGCTGCTAATGGTTTATCTTCGAACTGTTCGTAAATAGATTCATTAGATTTCCAAGACTGCTTTAATCTTGTCATTAATGTATCGTGCTCCATGTTTCTGAAAGACACTATTTACATCCTCTCCATCGGGCATCTGTAAGATGCGTGTGCTATTTAAACTTCTTAGTATTCTTTTGCCGAACTCCATGCCAGCATCGTCACCGTCTGCTAAAACAATGACTGTATCAAAGTCTTCGAATATTCTAGGGTAAAACTTTTTCCAAGACGTTGCACCTGGCGCACCAACCGTCGGGTGCGACGTCGTTGCAGCCATAGTTATTGTATCTAATTCACCCTCACAGATACATACATAATTTTTTGCTTTAAACAATGCTTCAACATTGTATAAAGTTGTTTCCGCCGAAGGCAAACCAATATACTTTGGTTCTTCTCCGTTGAGTGAACGGAATCGGATATCAACTACACCACTTCTTGTGATGTATGGAATTGAAAGTCTTCCCCTATATGCTTCGTGACTAGGAAGTGGTTCTTCCACGACGCCCAGGTGGAACTGACTTGCTGCTTCCTGGGATAGTCCTCTCTCTGCCAAATAAGGTAACGCTTTTTCTACTGTTGTAGCGTACTGGTACGCCGCCTTGATTAAGAATTGTTTCTGCGATGCCGAGAGCCTCACGAAATGTTACCCCTTCCTTATGTTGAATAATATTATATGCACTGCCTTTAACATCGCAAGCAAAACATATAAACGTGTTGTCGTCAAAGTTTACTACACTTGAGCGAACAGAGTCGTCGTGAAAACAACAACGCATATTGGCTTTACCCCATTGACGTGATGGTAGTTTACCACCGTAATGTTTTAGTATCGGTCCAATAGGTGGGTTCTCAACACTAGCCATCAATATATCCTGCATCTTTTAACAGATACATATACATCCAAAAAGGCATAGACGCATACCACTCACCAACATCTGTTGTTCCTTTACGCTTATGAACAACAACACCTGTCTCAGCATGGGCGTTGGTAACTTCTACTTTTAATTCTTCCATCCACTGACCAAGTGTCATTGTCTTATGGTTCTTTACTTCTAGTACCACATCAAAGATTCCTGAGATGTCACCTTTATCTAATGCACCTGTTAGTGCACGTCTTTCTGCAGGTATCTTCCATTTATCTTTAAGATAATTAACAACAGCAGTTTCAGCAGACGTCCCTTTTTGCTTTGACTTACTCATCGTCGTCCCATTCTTTGCTGTCTAAGGACATACATTGACTGCATAGTATTGCCCAACCATAGGCTACTTGCCCACCGTCCATACCACAACGTTCACATCTGACTACAACATAGCCAGATTCAACTTCATTCTCCAGTGGTAACATCTTTTAACTGCATGCATGCTGGGTCAAATGAAAGCATTGTGAAAGTTCTACCTGTTGAATCTGCTCTACCATATCTATTCTTCACAGCAGATACACATAAATAGTTTCTGTCACCTACTTCTTGTTGTCCGATAGTAAGAATCAATGCAGGTATTTGGTTAACCATACCTTGCACAGCAGAGCGTGGTTGACAAGGTGCTGATTCAAAAGATTCTTTAGTGTGATGCAAGATAAGTACACAAGCATTAGTATCACGTGCTAAATATTTTAACTCTTTCATTGCTGCACGCATACCTGAGAACTCTTCCATACCATCCATTGCAATGTCCATAAGATTATCTACCACTATAAGAGTAGGGCTACATCCCCATACTGTTTCGAATGCTTGAACAGATTCATCAATGTCTGCAAGTGTTGGACTAGAATCAAAACTCCATTTAATATTTTCAAATTGTCTTAGTAAAGATTCTGCTTTATCCTTTTCAAACTTTAATATGTTCTCTGCTTGTGCTTGACTGACACCTGTTGCCATTGAGTACACACGCATACCCATGGTATGCGCATTGGTGTCAGCAGAAATATAAAGTGTTGGTACTTGTGCTTGTACTGCTACTGCTAAAGCAATAGAAGATTTACCAGCACCAGGTGTACCTGCAACAAGATTTAATTCTGCTCTTCTAAAAACTATTTCGTTGGCTTGAAGAGTTTTGAAAGCGGCGGGGAGTGGTTCCCCGCCTACTTCCTTCGCTCCGATAGCCCTGTAAAGGGTTCTCATTACTTCGCTTTAGCCATCTTCTCTGGAACATATGAGTTCCAGTCTGGCTCTGTTTTCTTTAGATAAATTGTTTTACATTTATCTGTTGCGCCTTGGGGTGCTGCACAGAAGAATCCTTTGTATACCCCATATTGTCCTTGACCTTGTATTGCTGACAT